GTCACGGCGGCAACTGGATCATAACCGAGGACAATTTGCTCCGGCTTATCCCTCTGACATCGGCAGCGGATGAAACATACCGCCTGATTGATGAGGATTTCAACGTCATCAAGGCAGCAGACGGTAGCACCATCGTTTATAAGGACGGCGGGGCTACCGTTGTTTCTGTCGATGATTCCAGCGGCGAAACCCCGGAAAGCCCCATCGTGGCATCCTATCATGTCACGGATGAACACGGTAACTCGATCATCACCCCACAGGGCTATTATCTGGCATGGTCTAACGGCGAGGTCGTACCCGCCGATGGTGTGCTGACTGTGCCCGTGGTTTGCGGCAAGCTTACGACTGGTACATCTGTCACCCTGTCTGGCATCTCTGCTACGGCGGGCAATGACACGCTGGGAGCCGGTAACAACTCCGGGTATGTGCTGGATATTTCTTCTGACTGTCTAACACAGAACATCGTAAATGACCTGTATGAGCGGCTGAAAGGCATCACATACAGCCCGTTCACAGCATCCAAGACGATCTTTGACCCGGCGGCAGAGCTGGGCGATAAAGTCATCATCGGCGATGCTGTGCGAAGTGTTCTGTGCGTTGAAACGCTCACCTTTGATATAGATTTCCGCGCCGATCTCAACGCCCCGAACAGCGAGGAGTTGAGCGTGGAATATCCGTACAAAAAGGAATACCAGAAGTTGCAGCAGTCGCTGGCATCCCTCGACAAGTCCGTGAACAAGTCGATTGATGACCTGACCGATAAGGTCAACAGCGGCAGCGGTGAAACTGGCACTCTAGCAGCGCAGTTAGAGGCTGAGATCATCCGGGCTGGGCAGGCAGAACTTGCGCTGTCGGATCAGATCAAGGCGGAAAAGGATCGAGCCGAGAAAGCCGAAAAGCAGATTCTGGAGGACGTGGCTGCTGGCTACACCACAAAGAGCGAGCTGTCGGATGCGCAAAAAGCGGCGGATCAGAAGTTTACCGATGTGCATACCGAAATTGAAGGGATCAAATCGAAGCTGGACATCATGGGGCCTTATAAAATGGTTGGTGGACGGCTCTGTTTTGTGACAAAGAAAAAAGCCTGATGGCTAAGAGGAAAGGACGGTGATGCCTATGATTGTCTAAATCATTCCGCAAAAATCTTTAACAGGAGGTTTTTATGGCAGATAAACGAATCCAAGATTTTGCAACGCTGGCAGAGGCAGCAGACGATGACCTGATTCTGGTATCGTCCAGCGGTGAAACCTATAACATCAAGGTTTCCACCCTGAAAGCCGCTGTGTCTGCCGCATTGCGGTCTACTCTGGACAGTCTTTCTACGGACAAGGCGGATAAAACCACCGTGAACACTCTGAACCAGAATTTCACGAACTTTGTCAAGGACACCAACACCGCACTGGCTGGTAAGGCAAGCACGGATTCCGTGTCCACCCTTAATACCACGGTGGAAGGGCTGAAAAAGACCAAAGCTGATGCGTCTACTGTGTCCGCTCTGAACGGCACTGTGGAAGGGCTGAAAACGTCCAAGGCAGACACATCTACCGTCACCAAGTTACAGCAGAGCATTGACGGTCTGGGCCTTGTTATCAAGGACGGCAAGCTCTGCATCAAGATCAAGAAGGAGGTTTCCTAATGGCTACTAAGAAAAAGGCTGCTGCGGTTCAGGCCGCTACCGAGGACGAAGCCATGACCACGGCAGAGGTCAGCACTCAGGCGGATGAGGTCGCAGAACCTATTCTGCTGGACAATACATTCAAGGATACCATGAACCAGACCAATGCACTGCTGGCTGCTATCGCGGGTCAGAACTACCCGATCACCAGCTGGAAAGCCGTGCAGAACATCGTCCGGCTGGGCCTTGCTCCTAGCGTGTTCTCTGTGGGCGATCTGTTCAAGGTCAGCAAGGGTTCCGAAACCCTGACCTTTGAGGTCGCTGGTTTCGATAGTGAAACGCTGGTGGACAAGACCAAGAAGCACAGTATGCAGCTCCATCTGCTGAACGTCTACAAGCAGATGCAGGTCGATAACACCGAGGCCCTGTATTATACCAAGGACGGTCTGGCCGCTGGCATTTACCACTTCACCCTGCTGCCCGATTATGATACCACTTACGGCGGCGGTTCTACGTTCCAGTTCCAGCTGACCAAGCCTGTTCCCGCTGGCGGTATCCTGATGTTCCCGTGGGGCTGGAATACGCAGGCCAGCACGACCAAGATCAGCAGCTACACCAAGGTGACGGACACGGATGCAATCGAAACCGTGCCCGTTTCTCTGGGCGCGGGCGGCACTGATCTGGGCACGGCAGACGGCAAGACCGAGAACATGAACCACACCCACCGCATCCGCTACGGCTCTAACAACTGGTCTGAATCCGCGATCCGCCAGTGGCTCAACTCTGACGGCGCGGCTGGTACGTTCTGGGTTCCTAAGACCGTCTTTGACCGTCCTCCCACATGGAATAGCTCTATGGCGGGCTGGATGAACGGCATGGATGCTGACTTCCTCGAAGTCATCGCGCCGGTCAGACTGACCACCGCCCGGAACAACGTCAACGAGGGCGGCGGCAGCGATGTGACCATCGACAAGTTTTACTTCCCCTCCCGCCCGAACCTGTACATGGGCAAGGAAAACAACATTGACGAAGGCCCCGCATGGCAGCGTTATTCCGCTTACAGCGACAAGGATGCCGCCAATACTGGCGCGGATTCTGCCCGCGTCAAGCGGCTGAACGGCAATCCGCAGTGGTATTGGATCAGAACGCCGGGCCCTGGCGACGCGGGCAGTGTGCGCCATGTCACCACTGACGGTTCTCTGAGCAACTACTATGCGTACGACGGCCGTGGCGGCGTGGTCCCGGCTTGTACCATCGCTTAATCTTACCAATCCGCGCCGACAGGCGCGGACATTCAGTTAATCTAAAGTAAAGGATGAATCTATTATGGCAGTAGTCGCAGGAAAACGTAAAGACGGAGAACTGAAATTCCTCACCAACAGCGCACAGCTGGCCAAGTACACGATGGATATTTGCGGCAACGAAAAATGTTTTCCGAAAAGATACCGCTGGTGTTTTATCGGAAAAATCGTTGATGCTGCGATTGAAGTCTTTGTGGTGGCGTTCAGGGCGAACAAAGTCTACGTTGAACCCGGCGACATGGATGCTGCTATGCGGCGTTTCAATCTCCAGTCCGAATCCATTGAAGCCTCTTACCAGCTTGAAGCACTGGCAAATCTGGCGTACATGATGTTCGGGCTGGAAGAAAGCCGTATCGAGTTCTGGACGAAACTCATCAATGAGAGCCGCAACAAGCTGAGAAGCTGGCGGAAGTCCGATAAAGAGCGATTCATCGACCCTTATGATAAAAACAACGGGGTAACGGCTATGATGCAGCCTCCGCCGAACACTGGCAACGCGAACAATGTGCGCAATGTCAACACTGACGGTTCTCTGAACAACAACAATGCGAACAACGGCAATGGCGGCGTGGCCCCGGATTGTGAGTAATGCGAGAAAGTAGTAAGTTGTGCCTATTCTGAAAAGGCCCTCCGAACCGAGTGCGCTCACACAAGGAGCCGTTATCCCAGCCGATAAAGGCGAAAACAGAACGCCGATGCTGTCAGCTTTAAGAGCTGGTACAGCTATACACGGCGGATTTTTTATGTATGGACGTAAAAACCAAAGTTTGCAGTTTTGAATCACTCTATAAGGCAATGATGATCTGCAAGTCAAACGTGCTGTGGAAAGACAGCGTAGCGGGATGGGTCAGTAATGGCTTGTCCAACTGCCTGAAACTGCACGAGGACTTGTTGACGGGCAAGTACAAAATCAGCACATACAGCCGTTTCGTGATCTATGAGCCGAAACGCCGCGATGTCACCAGCACCCGGTTCAAAGATCGGGTTTTCCAGCGCAGCCTGTGCGACAACTATCTGACGGCGGAGGTATCCCGCTCCTTTATATGGGATAACGCCGCCTGCATGAACGACAAGGGCACACAGTTTGCGCGGAAAAGGCTGAAATGTCACCTGCAACGCTACTGGCGTAAGTACGGGCTGAACGGCTACACGCTGAAAATGGACTTGCACAATTTCTTCGGCAGCACACCGCATTCCGTGGTGAAAGCCGCCATCGCAAAGCGCGTATCCGATCCGTGGGCATATAACGAGGTTTGCCGGATTATAGACAGTTTTGACCACGGGCCTGATCCTACGGTGGGCATGGGGCTGGGCAGTCAGGTAACGCAGCTAAGTCAATTAGCTGTACTGGATGACCTAGACCATTTCATCAAGGAGCAGCTTCACATCAAGTTCTATGTGCGGTACATGGATGATTTCATCCTATTGCACCCGGATAAAGCGTACTTGCGATACTGCTGGATGGAGATTGAAAAGCGGCTGCAAGCTCTGGGGCTTACGCTGAATACCCGCAAAACTCAGATAGCACCCATCAAACAGCCCATCCGTTTTCTGGGCTTCTCGTTCCGTCTGACCAAGACAGGCAAGGTAGTACAAAAGCTACTGCCGGAAAAGGTCAGCCGAGAACGCCGCAAGCTGCGAAAACTGGTCGGGCTGGCACGGGCGGGCATTATGACGCGGGAACACGTTGATGACTGTTTCCAAAGCTGGAAAGCTCACGCCGAGCAGGGCGATTGCTACCATCTGATTTGCGAGATGACCGTTTACTACTTCAAGTTATGGGAGGAAAACAGCTATGGCATTCCAGTATGTTCCGCTGGCAAAGCAGGCAATCGAGCTGCGTAACACCGCCGCCGATGCTCAGGCCAAAGCCGCCACGAACGAGGCAAATCTGTATTTCGCCGCGATGATGGCGGGAATTGATCTGCCCGAAGATGAGGCCGAAACTGGCCCCGAAAACGGTATGGAGGTGGATAACAATGTCTGATATTGAACACAGCAAGGACTTTGAAAAGATCAAGAGATGGTACGACAATGGCCTGTGGAAGGTCAAGCACGTTCGCGCTGCTGTCGGCAAGAAGATCACCACCGATGAGTTCAAGGAGATCACGGGCGAGGACTACTAAGCCCCGCGCCGTGCTGAAAGGAGGTGCATAGTATGGCAATTATCGACTTTGCACGGGATGACCCGCGCATGATTACTGCCAATTTTGGGCTGGCCGAGTTCCAGTGTCCGCCTACCTGTGGTTGCAATGCCCAGCTGATTGATGATGACCTCATCAAGCGGCTCCAAACCGTCCGCGATAAACTGGGCGGTAAGATCAAGATTACCAGCGGATACCGCTGCGTCAAGCACAATAAGCGCGTTGGCGGCGGCAAAGCAAGCAAACATCTGTATGGTGTTGCTGCTGACTGGCGGATGCAGGATCGTAGCATCAACCCGGTAGCACTGGGCATCGTGGCTACACGATATTTCGGAGCCGTGGGCATCTACTGGTATGGTGATTCCGCCTTTGTCCATACCGATACCCGCAAGGGCAAGGCAACATGGCTCTGCACCGCTAAGGGCAAATACGTTTATACGAGTTACCGTTCTTTCATTCTGCCCACGATCAAAAAGGGCTGTACGGGAGATGTCAACAAGTCCGCAACTCAGATGCTCCAGCGGCTGCTGGGCATCCCTGTGGATGGTAACTTTGGTATCGGTACGGAAAACGCCCTGCGGAAAGCGCAGGCGGCGCATGGGCTGACCGTGGATGGAATTTGTGGCCCCGCCAGCTGGAAAGCGATTTCCGGGGCGGATAAGTACCTGTAAGGAGGGTATGATGGAGGAGAACTTTTACAAGACCAAAGCGATTCTGTGCGCTTTGGTCGGGGCCGTTACGGGGTATCTGGGCGATCTGGCTATCCCGTTTTATCTACTGGTGTTGTGCAACATCATCGACTATGCAACGGGTGTCACCGCTGCACCGTACCGCTCTATCCGGCGCAGTAGCTACCGCTCCTTTCTGGGCATTCTCAAAAAGGTTATGCAGTGGCTGCTGGTGCTGGTGGGATGGATCATGGATCAGCTGATTACTTATCTTTCTTCCGGCGTGGGCTGGAACCTGAACGGCAGCGTGGTCGTGGCCTGCGTGGTCTGCGTATGGTTGATGTGCAACGAGATCATCAGCATCATCGAAAATCTGTCTGACATCGGCGTGAAAATCCCGCCGTTCCTCATCCCGCTGGTCGATTTCGTCAAGCGCACCGCTGAGGAAAAGGGAGATTCCGCCGCTGGTAACTCTAAGGAGGGTTAATTATGGATTGGACTACTTTCTTCAAGGATATTTGTCTGGCTTTTGTGCCTGTCGTGGGTCTGTTTGCGTGTACCGCACTGCACAGCATCGCGGATTATTTCGTTGGCAAAACCAACGATACCACCACCCAGAAGTATATCCGTGAGATCGAGGATGCTATCATCAAAGCGGTTCGGACGGTGGCACAGACCTACACGAAGAAGCTGAAAGCGCAGAACGCATTCGGCGAGGCAGAGGAAAAGATTGCAAACCGCAAGGCCATCGAGGTGGCCCGTGCATCCCTGTCCTCTGGGGCGGTCAGTTACATCTCCAAGACCTACGGCGATGTTGACACGTTCCTGTCTAACGGCATCGAATCCACCCTGAACGCCATCAAGGACGCAAAGAAGAACTGAGCATCTGCCCCCGGTGAGCCTGACCAGCCCGCCGGGGGCTTTTTCTGTGTAACAAATGATGTAACATCCCTGTAACATGAAACGCCCTTGTTACTTTCGACCGAAACGTGAAACATGAGTGTTTCGGGATGTGTTACACAGAAAAATGCAGCAGCGGTGTGCTTATACGGATTTTGTAACATTGTAACACCCTTTTTATAAAAGATTAAAAAATTAGGTTTTAGGCGATATGTGATCTACCTAATACGCCTAATTTGATATGTCTATACGCGCGCGGGCGCGAGGTTACAAAAAGCGGCGTGAAAGAAAAAGTCAAAATAATTTGACTGAAACTGTTGACAAGTCAAATTTATTTAGCTATAATGGCAGCGTAGTCAAAATAATTTAGCTGAAAGGAAGATGATCCATGCTGTTCTACCGCCTCATGTGCTTGTGGATGCCGGAATACCATGCTCGGTGTCTGGCACAATTACCGGACACGATGCTGTTTCTGGTTCTGCTGTTTCTGTCGCTGTGCGCACTGTACTATTATAGTCCGTTTCAGCGCACCTATCCGCTGGATCGGTTACTGAACGATGTCAACCGCTGGCTGAATAAGGTGTTTCTGGAATGATGCCGCCGTACAAGAACAGCGAGTATTACACCGATTGGACGGCTTACAAGGCCATTCAAAATATAGAAAGGAAGTCTACCATGCTTATTTCATCTGTAAAGAATCCTCTCCCCGGTCAGGTGTACGAAACCACCTCGACCAACGGCAACACTTTCACCGTGTTGGTGCTGGCTGCATCTCAGGATGATACCGTCAGCACTACCCGCGTCTACGATCAGCCCCGGCTCATCAACAGCCAGAATATCCGGGTGAACAATCGCATGATGTACGTTGACCCGTCCAAGATGGGCTTTGCCCAGAACGCAAACCTGATGGGCCTGATTGGTACGCTGCCGCCGGAAGATATGATTAAGGTTCGCCGCGCTATGGTGTCCATCTACAATCTGGGCACGGCTGCGGCAGATGTTCCCGCTATCCCGGATGCCCCGGCTCCTGTCGTGGAAAAGCCCGTGGATAAGGTGGAAAACAACGACAAGACCCGCATCAATGCTCTGGAAAAGGAACTGGCCGAAACCAAGGCACAGGCAGAGCAGTACAAGCAGGAAAGCGATGAATATGCGGAAAAGATTGAATTTGCGAACGCTGACCGTGATCTGGCTAAGGACTTTCTGAAAGACGCGCAGGATCAGATGGAAAGCTTGAAAAAGGAGATCGCCGCCATCACTGCCGAATCCGCTACCTATTCTAAGCTGCTCCATGAGCTGCTGGACAAGCTCATGCAGAAATAATAACATTTGGAGGTTTTACCATGGATTACGAAAGCATTCAGAATCTTCACGCAGGCGACCACTTCAACTTTAAGGGGCTGGAGTGGGTAGTCCTCGACCCGGACAAGGAGGGCGGCGTTCTCGCCATCACCGCTGACCTCTGGGCTGAGGATGTGCCGTTCAGTCAGGAGTATTTCGAGGGCTGCAACGACTGGCACAAGTCCACTATCCGCGAGAAAGTTCGCGGGCTGATGCACAAGATCGGCGTGGATAATCTGCTGCCGCACATTGTCGATCTGGTGGCCGATAACGGCGATAAGCTGTACGGCACGATGGAGGAAATGGTTTTCCTGCTGACCTGTGACGAGTATCGCAAATACCGCGATGTGATCCCCAAGTATCGCCGCTGGATTTGGACGTGTACCCCGTGGATCACGACTAACACTGGCTACGCGTACGGTGTGCGCGGTGTCAACAGTGACGGTTCTCTGGACTACAACGTTGCGAGCATCGGCGGTGGCGGCGTGGCCCCGGCTTGCATCTTCAATCCTCGGAATCTCAAATTGCGCCGACAGGCGCAGTTCGTGGAATCGCCTACACAGGACAAGTGAACGGAGGATCAGCGCATGAAAGATACATTTTGGAAAGTAATTGTCACTGTGGCTCTGATCGTGGTTCTGACCTTTGGCGCGGGTTTGTTCATTGTGCAGGGTGCGAAAAATACCGCTATTTCCTACGAGGAACAGGTAGCCGCTGCCCAGTCTGATATTCAGGTGCAGGAGAAACGCCGCTCAGACCTCATCCCGAATCTGGTTGAAACGGTCAAGGCATACGACAAGCACGAATACGATACTCTTATGGCCGTTATCGCGGCGCGTGGCAGCAGTTCCGATGCCGCCGTGTCTGAGATTACCACCCAGATTGCAGCCGTGGCAGAGGCTTACCCGGAACTGCAATCCGCTGACAACTACCGGGAGCTGATGAACGAGCTGGCAGTCACCGAAAATCTGATTGCGAATTACCGCTCTGACTATAACCGCACGGTCAAGAGCTATCGGCAGTACGTCCGCCGCTTTCCCAATAGCACGTTTTTGAGCCTGACCGGGTATGAGGTACAAAGCTATGCGCTCTTATCGTTCAACGTATCGGAGGATGCTCCGTCTGTCGGAAACCTCTTTGGAGATTAACGGAATCGAGATCA